TGGAAATTGCAGATTCATCTTTACCTGCAACTACAAGAACAAAATTATCGAACCCCTACACTCCCGTTGCGCCGTTATCGACTTCGGGATTAAAGGGAAAGAAAAAACCACACTGGCAGGATCCTTCTTCAAGCGTTTACAAAACATCTTGGATGCGGAAGGCGTCGAATTCGATCAAAGAGTACTTGCAGAACTCATCAATAAGCATTTCCCAGACTGGCGAAGAGTCCTCAATGAATGTCAACGATATTCTGTAGGTGGAAAAATTGATTCTGGAATTCTTGCTACTTTTTCTGATGTTGCTGTAAATGACCTTCTTAAAAATCTTAAAGAAAAGAACTTCCCTGAAGTTCGGAAGTGGGTGGTAGATAATATGGACAATGATACTACTGTATTGTTGCGCCGTATTTACGATGCTCTTTATAGCGCCCTTGAAAACAATAGCATTCCTGCTGCTGTGCTTGTGCTTGCTAAGTATCAGTATCAGGGGGCTTTTGTAGCAGACCAAGAAATTAATATGCTTGCCTGCCTAACTGAAATAATGGTTGAATGTGAGTTCAAATGAGACATCAAGTAAAGTCCAAATGGTATTATATTTTCTGGGGTGCTTGTGCTGTTGCCGTAGTAGGTGGACAAATTTATGTTGGAACTGGTTATCGTGAGATGGCAGAAGCAACTAAAAATACTCAAATCGTTGTGAGGTGTATAAATGGGTCTGCTGAAAATTGATAAGGCATCTCTCTATGAGGTTCCTGTAAAGACAACTCCTGAAAATGTCCAAGAAGCAAATGAAGGTTTGTTTCGTGCTAAAATGACTGTTCCTGCTGCCGCAAAACATTGTGGTATGACGCAGAAAGAAATGAAACTCACTTTTAGAGAATATTTGAAGTATCATCCTATTGATTATGAAAACAAAAATTGAATTTGATTTTGAAATGGTTATGGGTGTAGTTGAATACACTCGTCGTCTTCGATTTGGGGGACAAAAATTTAGTCGTGCCTTGTTCATTGAAAAAGCAATTGAAAAAACTAGTAAAAATTTAGTTTATGTTGGATTGAATGATAGTTTGGGACATGACTTTACTACTAAAGTAAATGAAGAGATTTGGCGCTTGGAAGCAAAAGGTTTAGATCATTTATTGCAAACTGATAGAACTTTTAACACTAAACCAATTACTCTTAAAAATTTTCAAGGAAATGTTAATAATAACTTTCCTGAAAAAAAGTTTGATGAAATGATTTTGATTGATCAAACACAAAGACACATTGGAATCGTATCTTTTGAAAATGCTCTTAAAAGATTCGATCCTAAGAAAAATCTTTCCAAATCTGGATTGACAATTGTTATCGATAAAAGAGATGTTGAATATCTTGCTAAAGATATATCCCTTGCTCCTAAAAAACAAGTAAAGGAACTTTATCATGAAATTGTAGATGAACTTTATAAATGGGAAGATGAAAGTGATGAGTGGTAATATGAAATCTCTTAAAACCGCTTTAAGGTATCCTGGCGGCAAGTCCCGTGCTTGCGTCAAGATGGATCCTTATTTTCCAGACCTTCGGAACTATGATGAATTCCGAGAACCATTTCTTGGAGGAGGAAGTGTTGCGATTCATATCACTAAAAAATATCCCAGCCTAGATATTTGGGTGAATGATCTTTATGAACCTCTTGTAAATTTCTGGCAACAACTCCAGATTTTTGGTTCTGATCTAAAGGATAAACTGGTAGATCTTAAATCAACACATAACACTCCAGAATCCGCAAAAGAACTCTTCCTCGCAAGTAAGGAGAAAGTTAATGACCAAAGTTTGTCCAGTCTTGATCGTGCTGTGGCTTTCTATGTTGTTAATAAGTGTTCTTTCTCTGGTCTCACAGAGAGCTCATCATTTTCAGAACAAGCATCCAATGCCAACTTCTCAATGCGCGGGATCGAAAAACTGCCTGCGTATTCTACGCTAATCGCAAACTGGCGTATAACTAATTACTCGTATGATTATCTGATGGATGGAAACAAGGGTGCTTTTATGTATCTCGATCCTCCTTATGACATTAAGGATAATCTCTATGGGCGTAAGGGATCAATGCACAAAGGATTTGATCACGATAAGTTTGCTGCTGACTGCGATGCTAATGATATGGACCAGTTGGTAAGTTATAACTCTGATCAACTTGTAAAAGATAGATTCAAAAACTGGAATGCTGCCGAGTTTGATTTGACTTATACAATGCGTTCCGTTGGTGAATATATGCGTGAACAAAAGAAACGTAAAGAACTGCTGCTTTTTAATTATGGAATTGAAGGACTGGTTAAACTCGATCAATCAAACGAAACAACATCTGATTGACGAAGACCCTTCACTTGAGAAGGAATATGCTCCTTATATTATCAATCGTTGTTTATCAGGTCATATTGATTGCATTATGTTTGCGAACGAAATGAACCAATATCATTTTCTTCCTAAGAAGATGCAATATGACTTTTTTATAAATAGTCTGAGGAAAAAGAAGAGATTTTCTCCCTGGCTCCGACAAGATAAGATCAAAGACCTTGATTATGTCAAACGTTATTATGGTTATAGTAATGAAAAGGCAAAACAATCTTTGAAGATTCTAACAAACGAACAACTTACTTTTATTAAATCGAAATTTGAAACTGGAGGATCAAAATGAGTGTCGTTCAAGAACCTGAAGTGAAGTGGACGCCCGACCAAATGGTGGAAGTGATTCTCAATGAACCTGATGACTTTTTAAAGGTTCGTGAGACTTTGACCCGTATCGGAGTTGCATCACGTAAAGAAAAGAAAATCTATCAATCTTGCCATATTCTGCACAAGCAAGGTAGATATTACCTCGTTCACTTTAAGGAATTGTTTGCTCTGGATGGCAAACATGCTAACCTGACTGTGAATGATGTTCAGCGCCGCAATCGTATTGCACAACTTCTTGCTGATTGGGGTCTAATTGAGATTGTAGACCTGAATAAAATTCAAGATATTGCTCCTCTGAACCAGATTAAGGTTCTTGCTTACAAAGACAAGGGTGATTGGATTCTGGAAACCAAGTATAATATTGGTGCCAAGAAAAAGAAAGTTGAGGATGGTGAGTGATGTCTTCTGGAAGTTTTCAATTTCGTTACAATCATACTAACGAAAATGCTGCTTGGCATACTAATCCAGATACCAAGTTTGCTTTGCCTGAGGAAGATGTTGATATTAGGTGTGATGATCCATATCTAAATGAAAATCAATTTTTAGAAATGGTTAGGAGATTTTTTATTGCTTGTGGATATAGCGAAAAGCAATGGAAAGATGCTTTGACGGTACATCTTAAAGAAGCAGAGAAAACCGAATGATAAAGTGGGGAGTTCAACACTCCTCTTTTTTATTGTTTTTGGATATATAATGATGAGGACGCCGAAAGGGTCCACAAAACACAAACTCGCTTTCAAAGGAGCTACTATAATGACCAGTATCACACGATATACTGCTGCGGATTTGCCTGCCTTAATGGATAGGATTACTCGCCACAGTATCGGAATGGACGAGTATTTTGATCGTCTATTTAATCTTCACGAAACTACTTCTAATTACCCACCTTATAATCTTGTTCAAATCAGTAACGTAGAATCACGATTGGAACTTGCACTTGCTGGATTTAAAAAGGAGGAAGTTCATGTATACACAGAGTATGGAAAACTTTTTGTCGAAGGGCAGAAGGAAGACAGGGAATCCGACACCAACTACGTCCATAAAGGATTGGCTCAACGATCTTTCAAGAGAGCGTGGACACTATCCGACGACACGGAAGTTCGGGAAGTCGTATTTGAGGATGGATTGTTAACTGTGAAACTTGGAAAGATTGTCCCAGAGCATCACCAAAGGAAAGATTATCTCTAAATAAAAGAAAAACTTAAATGAAAACTTTCCATCAATTCATGGAAAAGGTGGGTGATTTTGGAAATCCACCGTTGCCAACCAAAGAAAATTGTTATGGTAGAACTGTAAAGTATGCTATGGCACCAAAGAAAAAGGTATGTGCTATGGATACTGATAGTGGTTCTGGAGGATCTTCTGGTGATTCTGGTGGAGACTAAATAATTTAGAATATCGTCGGCGCGGGAGGCAACTGGCAAAAACCAGTTGACGCCTCCCCTTTTTCTTGATATAATGAGTTGAGGAAAATCAAAAAAATGTCAATTAAATTAGCACTATTAAAATCTGGTGAGACAATTATTTCTGATGCCAAAGAATTAATTTCTAATGATAAAGTATGTGGGTATCTATTTAAAAATCCGCATAAAGTAGAAACTCGTAAAACAATTTTGCTGGCAGAAGAAAATGAAAGTCCTCATGGAGATCTAGAAGTATCTCTATCACCATGGATTATACTTACTAGTGATGATCAAATTCCCGTTCCACCTGATTGGATTGTTACAGTTGTGGAACCTATTAAAACCATTAAACAGATGTATGAGGAGAAAGTAAATGGACAAGACAGTCAAGTGTCTTTTACTGAAAGTTGATAACGTAATTGTCACCGAAATTATTGAAGTTGGTTCTGAACTTGGAGAACCTGATTGCAAATTAATTAATCCACACCGTATTGATGCTGAAGGTAATTTAACTCCTTGGCCAGATGTAACTGACCAGACAGAGATGATGATTCACTCTGACAGTATTCTTACGATTGTAGATCCAAAAAAAGAAATTGTTGAAAAGTATCTTGAATTAACTGCATAATGAGATTTTACACAAATGTCCAGATGGTCGGGGACCACTTCTTGGTTCGTGGTTATGAAGATGGAAAACACTTCATGACTCGTGAGAAGTTTAACCCGACTCTTTTTGTCCCTGCAAATAAAAAAACTAAATATCAAACTCTAAATGGTGAGTATGTTGAGTCAGTTCAACCTGGATCTATTCGGGAATGTCGTGAATTTATTAAGAAATATGAGGGCGTAGAAAATTTTAAAATCTATGGAAATACCGCATACATTTATCAATACATTTCAGAAACGTACCCCAATGATGAGATGAAGTTTGATATTGGTAAAATTAAAGTTACTACTCTTGATATTGAAGTTGCCTCTGAGAATGGATTTCCCGACGTAGAATCAGCTTCTGAAGAAATTTTGTTAATTACTATTCAGGATTATAGTTCTAAACAAATCCGCACCTGGGGTATGGGTAAGTTTGATAATAATCAATCAAATGTGATTTATAGAGGATTTGATAATGAAAGAGATTTATTGAATGACTTTATTAATTGGTGGATGGTCGAGGATAATACTCCAGAAGTTTTAACTGGATGGAATATTGAATTGTATGATATTCCATATATCGTTCGGCGTTTGGATCGCGTTTTAGGTGAAAAATTGATGAAGCGTTTTTCTCCCTGGGGTCTTGTTACTGAAAGTGAGATTTATATTGCTGGTCGTAAACATATTTCTTATGATGTGGGTGGCATTACTCAACTTGATTATTTGAATCTATATAAGAAATTTACATATAAAGCACAAGAATCATATCGTCTTGATTATATTGCAAGCGTAGAACTTGATTCAAAAAAATTAGACCACTCTGAATTTGATACCTTTAAAGACTTTTACACTAAAGGTTGGCAGAAGTTTGTAGAATACAACATCATTGACGTAGAACTTGTTGACCGTTTGGAAGACAAGATGAAATTGATTGAACTTGCAATCACAATGGCATATGACGCAAAGGCAAATTATGCTGATGTGTTCTCTCAAGTTCGGATGTGGGATACGATTATTTACAACTATCTGAAAAAGAGAAACATTGTTATTCCTCCCAAAGAGCGTTCTGATAAGGATTCCAAGTATGCAGGTGCTTATGTGAAAGAACCCATTCCTGGAAAGTATGATTGGGTTGTGAGCTTTGACTTAAACTCTCTATACCCTCACTTGATTATGCAGTTTAATGTAAGTCCAGAAACCCTTTTAGATGAAAGGCATCCTACTGTAAGTGTAGATAAAATTTTGAACAAAGATCTTACATTTGAACTTTATAAGGATTATGCAGTCTGTGCCAATGGTGCAATGTATCGTAAAGATGTGCGCGGATTCTTACCTGAACTGATGGAGAAGATCTATAAAGATCGTACTATCTACAAAAAGAAAATGCTTGCAGCAAAACAAGAGTATGAAAAGAAAAAGACAAAAGAATTGGAAAAAGAGATTGCTAGGTGTAACAACATCCAAATGGCGAGGAAGATTCAACTTAACTCTGCTTATGGTGCTATCGGCAATCAGTATTTCCGTTATTACAAACTAGCAAATGCAGAAGCAATCACCTTATCTGGGCAAGTTGCAATTCGTTGGATTGAGAATAAACTGAATCAATATCTGAATAAAGTTCTTAAAACACAAGAGGTGGATTATGTTATTGCTTCTGACACTGACTCTGTTTATCTCAATATGGGTCCTCTGGTTGAGACTGTATACAAGGGAAGAGAGAAAACTACTCAGGGCATTGTCACGTTCCTTGATAAGATCTGTAAGGTGGAACTTGAAAAGTATATTGAAGGTTGCTATGAAGAATTGGCGACGTATGTGAATGCTTATGATCAGAAGATGCAAATGAAGCGTGAGAATATTGCTGAACGCGGTATTTGGTGCGCTAAGAAGCGTTACATTCTGAATGTTTGGGACAGTGAAGGGGTTCGTTATGAAGAACCTAAACTGAAAATGATGGGAATTGAGGCAGTCAAGTCATCAACTCCAGCACCTTGTCGCAAGATGATTAAAGACGGTCTCAAACTGATGATGAGTGGAACTGAAGAAGATGTAATTAATTTTATTGATAAGTGTCGTGAAGAGTTTAAGTCTTTGCCTCCAGAAGAGATTGCATTTCCAAGAACTGCTTCTGATGTTCGTAAGTATGCTGCATCGGCAACCATTTATGCCCATAAAACCCCAATTCATATCCGTGGAGCACTTCTCTTTAATCATTATGTAAAAGAGAAAAAACTGACCAATAAGTATTCTTTGATTGCCAATGGTGAAAAAATTAAGTTTGTATACTTGAAAAAACCAAACACAATTCAGGAGAATATTATTTCATTCATTCAAGATTTTCCAAAAGAACTTGGACTTGACAAATACATTGATTATGACTTACAATTTGAGAAAAGTTTTGTAGAACCATTGAAGTCCATTCTTGATGCGATTGGATGGAATGTTGAAAAAACTGTAAACCTTGAACTATTTTTTGCCTAATGGATCTTCCTATTAATGATCAAGAACTGAATACAATTGTTAAGGCGATGGCTCTAGGTGGAGATACGGCACTTTATCAAAAACTAAAACTGGTCAAAGAACTAAAAGAACAAGGTTTACCTTATAAAAAAATACTTCGTGAAGAATATGGGATGGTAGCATGATTCCACTTCCTATTAATGAAAAAGAGTTGGATACTATTATTATTACATTGAAAGGAAGTCATCCAACTCTTTATTCCAAACTTTGGACATATAAAATGAATACCTTGGTTAAGGAGAAAAAAGATGGACTTTCTTAAAGAAATTGTAAAAGAAGTTGGTGGTGAGTATACAAAACTCGCATCTGACATTGATGAAACTGAGACTTATGTTGACACGGGTTCATACATTTTTAACGCACTGGTTTCAGGTAGCATATTTGGTGGTGTATCTGGGAATAAGATTACTGCTATTGCTGGAGAGTCTTCTACTGGAAAAACTTTCTTCTCTCTCGCTGTTGTTAAGAACTTTCTTGATACTAACCCCGATGGTTATTGTCTCTACTTTGATACTGAGGCTGCTATTAATAAGTCACTTTTAGAATCCCGTGGTATTGATCTATCAAGACTTGTTGTGGTTAATGTTGTCACCATAGAAGAGTTTCGTAGTAAGGCGCTGAAGGCAGTAGACATTTACTTAAAAAAACCTGTAGATGAACGCAAACCCTGTATGTTTGTGTTAGATTCTCTTGGTATGCTTTCCACTGAGAAGGAGATTACTGACGCACTGAACGACAAGCAAGTTCGTGATATGACCAAATCACAACTGGTCAAAGGTGCATTCCGTATGCTCACTCTTAAGTTGGGGCAGGCAAACATTCCTATGATTGTAACTAACCACACCTACGATGTTATTGGCGCTTACGTTCCTACAAAAGAAATGGGTGGTGGTAGTGGTCTTAAGTATGCCGCTTCTACTATCATCTATCTCAGCAAGTCGAAAGAGAAAGATGGAAAGGAAGTCATTGGAAACATTATCAAAGCAAAGACTGCTAAGTCACGTTTGAGTAAGGAGAACCAGCAAGTTGAAATCCGTTTATTTTATGATGAGCGTGGTCTTGATCGCTATTATGGTCTTCTGGAACTCGGGGAACTCGGCGGACTCTGGAAAAATGTTGCGGGGCGCTATGAGATGGATGGTAAGAAAATTTACGCAAAAGAAATTCTAAAAAATACCGACCAGTACTTTACTGAAGAGGTAATGCAAAAACTTGACGAGATTGCTAAAGAACAATTTAGTTATGGATGAACTTAATGATTTTATTCATACTTATGAAAACTCTTTAGAACTTGATATTTGTGATTTTTTAATCTCTTTGTTTGAGCAAGTTCCTGACAAACAAGAGCGTTACGAAAATGAGGGTAAACCTAATTTTACTCAGTTTAATCTAACAGAGAATCGAGAATTAACTCCAGAGGTCAATCAAGTTCATAACCATATTATCAAAAAAATATTTGAGTATCGTGATCGGTATTATGAGTTTATTGATAAAAGAGTTTTTCCAGAAGAACACGCTCTTGAACAATTTCGTATAAAGAAGTATAATCCTGGTGGAGAAGATCGTTTTGATACTCATGTAGATGTTACTAATTATGAATCTTCCAGGAGATTTTTGTCTTTTATGTGGTATTTAAATGATGTTGAATCTGGAGGAGAGACAATATTTAAAGATTTATCTATTCAACCTAAGAAGGGAACACTATTGATTTTCCCGCCACTTTGGATGTTTCCACATAAAGGCAATCCTACTCTAAGTGGACCGAAATATATTATGAGTGCCTATTTGCATTATAAATGATGGAACGACTTGAACTTACAATTTTACGCAATTTAGTTTACAATGAAGATTACTCACGAAAAGTCATACCTTTTATTCAACCAGATTATTTTGAGAAAAAATCCGAAAAGATCACGTTTGAAGAAATTGTTAAGTTCATTGTTAAGTATGGTTCAGCAATCACAGTTGAAGCACTTGGAATTGAAATAGAAAATCGCACAGATATTACAGAAACAGAAGTAAAAGATATACGTGAATTAATTGTAGAATTAAATGATTCTCCTGTAGAAAAACAATGGTTACTTGATACCACTGAAAAGTGGTGCCGTGATAGGGCAATTTATCTTGCCTTGATGGAGTCGATTCATATTGCTGACGGAAACAACAAAGATAAGAATCGTGATGCAATCCCAAGCATTCTATCGGATGCTCTTGCGGTAAGTTTTGACAACAATATCGGTCACGATTATCTTCAAAACTATGAGGAGCGATATGAATTCTATCACCGCAAGGAAGATAAGATTGAATTTGATCTGGAATATTTCAACAAAATCACGAAAGGTGGTCTTCCTAACAAGACTCTCAATATTGCTCTCGCTGGAACTGGTGTTGGGAAATCATTGTTCATGTGTCATCTGGCTAGCTCCGTCCTGTTACAGGGCAGGTCCGTACTCTATATCACTCTTGAAATGGCGGAAGAACGAATTGCAGAAAGAATTGATGCAAACCTTCTCAATGTCCCGATTCAGCAATTGGTTGATTTGCCACGCCAAATGTTTGAGAACAAAGTTACAAACATCTCAAAGAAAACACAAGGAACCCTTATAATTAAGGAGTATCCGACTGCCTCTGCTCATAGTGGACACTTTAAGGCACTTCTTAATGAACTTGCACTTAAGAAATCATTTAGACCTGATATTATTTTCATTGATTACCTTAATATTTGTGCTTCCAGCAGGTATAAGTCAAACCTTTCTGTCAATTCATATTCGTATATTAAGGCAATTGCTGAGGAACTTAGAGGACTCGCAGTGGAGTTTAATGTCCCGATTGTCTCCGCTACTCAGACCACCCGTTCAGGTTATGGTAATTCTGATGTTGAACTTACTGATACTAGTGAGTCCTTTGGTCTCCCTGCTACTGCTGATCTTATGTTTGCCCTTATTAGCACTGAAGAACTTGAGCAGTTGGGACAGATTATGGTGAAGCAACTGAAGAACCGATATAATGACCCTACCATCTACAAGCGTTTTATTGTAGGTATTGACAGGGCAAAGATGAGATTGTATGATTGTGAACAGTCTGCTCAAAAAGATATACTTGACTCTGGACAAGATGACGAGTATAATGATGAAGACAAGAAACCTAAAAAGTCGTTTGAAGGATTTAAATTTTAATGGAAACTGCTAAACACGTAGATTTTGATAAGTATGCTGAGTTTGTGGATGCTGTAACGTCTGATGCATCCAAAGATTTTCTCTCACTTTCTGATCGTCTTGTTGCACTGGACGAAAAGGGTGCTAATATTGAGCGACTCCTGACTGCTGCTGTTGGTATTAATGCTGAAGGCGGTGAGTTTATGGAAATCGTTAAGAAAATGATTTTTCAGGGTAAACCATTTAATGAAGATAATCGAGAACATATGATTATTGAACTGGGTGACATTATGTGGTATGTTGCCCAAGCTTGTATGGCACTTGATGTAACCCTTGATGATGTGGTAGCAAAGAATGTGCAAAAACTTCTCAAGCGTTATCCTGAAGGTGCTTTTGATGTTTACTTCTCTGAAAACCGTGCTGCTGACGACCGATGACTAAACAAAAACAAGTGACAATTAAAATGGACGTTCGATCTGCTGCCGCAGTTCGCCAGATTCTTTTCGAATCTCAAAAAGGATATAGTTACGAACACACACCTGAACGTATTACTGATATTCGTGCAGTCATTCGTGACATTGACGATAATATCAGTGCTGTTCTTGGTGTGCAATAAATATTTTAAAAAATGTCTTTACTTGGCAAAAGAACAGGAAGACCCATTACAAAAATTCAGTTTGATACAATAATCAAAAAATTTTTGGTTTTTCTTAAGCAGCAACTTAATCTTAAATATGATATTCCATATGTTTTGATAGATGACGCTGATTTTGCAAAAAATAAAAAAGCATTTGGAATGATGAATGATAAACTCATATATGTGACTATAATTAATCGTCATCCTATGGACATCTTAAGAACTTTTGCCCATGAAGTTGTTCATTACAAACAAGTTATGGATGGAAAAAATATGAGTTCACTTCCTGGAAGTAGTATTGAAAATCAAGCAAATGCAAAAGCAGGTGAACTAATGAGAAAATATGGTTCAATGCATCCAGAATTATTTGACCTGATGCCAATTAGGTGATATAATTCTTTTACTGGGGAATTAGCACAGTTGGTAGTGCGCCTGATTTGCATTCAGGAGGTCAGGAGTTCGAATCTCCTATTCTCCATATGCCCAAGTGGTGAAACTGGTATACACGCATGACTTAGGATCATGTGCTTCGGCGTGGAGGTTCGAGTCCTCTCTTGGGCACTAAAATAAATAAATACATAATATAGTTATTATAAGCGGTAATAATAAGTAAAGAATGAAAACGTTTCCCCAATTCATCAGTGAGGCAACCTCCGCTTCAGTCCAAGCAAAACGTCTTGGATTAGTTGGCGATGGGCATGGAGGGTGGTATAATAGGGCCACTGGTGAATTTGAAGCAAAAACAGTGGGTAACCAACTGAAGTTTTACAACAAGCGACAAGTAGTTGGTGGGAAAGATCCCAAACAAAGTGAATTTGAAAAAAATATTCCTCTTGGATCTTCTGCCTCTGCTCCTACCGCAGCTGCTCCAGAGCAGATGCCAGTTGACCAGCAGGCAATGGCACAAGAACCAATTACACAAGAACCTGCACCTGAAGAAGCACCAGTAGCAACTCCACCACCT